AACAAAACTAGAACCATTTTTAATACTTACAGTAAATCCTGTACCAGAAACATTGGTTACAGTAAAGAAATCACCTGATTGTGCATTTTGTACTGTTATTCCAACAGAAGGTAAGAAAGCATTTGCTCCTCCTAAAGAAGAAGTACCAACAAAAAATGGAGTTCCAAAAGTTACATCTAAACCAGAAGAAGAAGTACCAGATGATTGTGGTGCAGTAGATGTTCCACCTCCTGTCTGGTAATTCTGTTCTGTTCTTGATTGAAACTCTGCTGTATAACCTGCTTGCTGCACGTTCATATTTTGTGAAACATTAGTTGTTTCTAAAATTAATTTAAATTTAAATCTACGACCTTTAAATGTTCCATTAGCAAAGTTATTAAACCCTCCAAAAGTTCCTGATGCTGTTTGTGAAGTTGCTACCTGTACTTGGCAGTTTGCTTCATCTGCTGCTGCACCGTCAAAATTACCATCAATAGCATAACCATCCCAAAAAGATCCACTTGGAATAATAGTTTCTATATCTGTACCTATAACAAAACCAATAGAACGGATTACTCTTTTTAAGTCAAGAGAAAATACAGCCCCTAAATCTAAAATATCTTTAAAGGCATATTCTCCCGTTGCATTTGTAGCTGGATTAGTAAGTTGTAATGCACTGGTTGTACTATTAAATGTTGTATTTGTATCAACACCAGCAAAAGGAGGAGAATCTAAATCTTCTCTATCTTGTAGTATTACCTGTGTATCAATGAGGTCAGGTAAATCTTGTATAACACTAGCTTCTCCTGTACTGAAGTTTCCTTGGTCATCTTGGAATTTGAGGATATATTCTCCCTCTAATGATGCAACCACTACATCTGTAGTGTTTCCAGCCAACGCAGTAACAAGATCAACTGAGTTTTGGAACGTACCACTACCATCAGTTAAATTACTATGTCTAACATATACTCTTCCACCATGTAAGACATCAGGATCAACAGCTTTTGTCCATCTAAGTCTTACCAATTTATTAGTAATAGGTTCCATAGATAAGTTCTGAACATTTCCTGGTGGGTCTGTTTTACCTACTGCATTAAATGTAAGGTCAGAAGATGTTGCTGATAATAAAAGTCCAGCATTATAAGAGTAAACTTTAAATTCATAAGCCCCTGCTTGTGTACCAGTAAGCTCAAAGTCAGGTCTAAATACAATAGTGCTGACCCAGTTTGTATTGTTAAATCTATATTGAACAAGATATTGGCTTACACCTGTAACTGATACCCAAGATAAAATTAATTTAGTTACTGCAAGAGCATTTATTACAACAACTCTTTCTGATGCCTGTAAGTTTGATGGTGGATTCTTTGGTTCGTTTAATAAAGATATATTTCTAGAAGGTAAACTTATTCCTGATTCAATATTTGCGTACTTACCTTCAATATAAGTTAATGCTGTAATCGCATAATTTATACCATCCTGTTCTTCTACCGTTATAACTCTATAAGTTTGTGCTTCTAAAGTAGAGCTTTGGATAAGCCAAATAGTATTAACATTTGGTGTTTGCCCCAATGCAGAATCCAAAGTAATAACACTGCCAATAATTCCTGTTACGTTTTTAGTTTCAACCGTTCCATCGGGTAGTATTACACTGCATTTTTTATTTGTTCCTGTAAATGTATCTAAGCCTTCTACATTATCCACAGTAATTTGTGTTGTTGTTGCAGTTTTAATTCTTCCTGCTCTTCTTTCTCCTCCTCTAACTGGATCGTTTATTGAAATTACACTTCCAGGTCTTACAATCGCACCTGCATCTATTGAGGTTGTAAAACTAACAACTTCTGATTCGTTTTGTTCGCTAAATAATATCGCCTTGCCTAATCTTTGAGCCTGACCACGAGAAGTACAGGCAAATGCTTTTACATCTTTTTTTACTATGCCAAGTTTTGCTTGGGCTGTACTATCTTCTACAACTTCATAATCTATTTCTCTGCTATCCATATTGAAATAGCTGACAGAAATAACAGAATGTCTTTGTTTTAAACTGCTACCAGAATATGAAAACCCACCTTCACCTACGTTTGCCAAACTAAATAGATAACTAGGATCTGTTGGCTTATCTTGAGTAATAGTGACAGAACCTTCAGACCATATTGGAAAACATCTCATCACTCCAGCTAATTCATTTATCAAGGTATAAGCTTCCATTGATCCTTGAATATTTACATTGCAACTAAACCTTGCTTCTTGTCCTCCAAAACCATCTGATACCAACTCATTTGCGTATTTACTAGCAGCTACAAAACTAAATAAATCTAAGTTACTGTCTGTAATGTGCGTTCCAAATCCATATCTTTCAGTAGTTAAAAGGTCTAATAAAATCAAAGCAGGGCATGAGCACCATTGGGCTGCTCCCATCGTTCCATTAAAGATATAGCCACTTGGGTAAACAATTCTTCCTGTCTGTAAATCAACAGTAGGAGTACCAGAACTAGAAGCACCTGCTCCTGGGATTCTTACTTTTACACCACGAATACGAAAAGCTCTTTTTGGTATAGAGCTAAACTGTTCAGAATCTATTCTTAAATTTGTATATGCACTGTTTAGATAAGTTTGTTTATCATCAACGATCTCACCAAGACTTGTCCAAGTAAAAGCATCAATTAGAGAGGAAGATGTACTATCTGCTGTTAATCGTACTACTCGTATGTCAACAGGAAAAGCACCTGTAAAGCTGACTCTATATTCTTTTTGGTAAGCATCAGCAGTTCTACCTGTGATTGTGTCTGTAAGAACATCAGTAAAGCCACCACCATTATACTGAACTTGAATTTTAAGGTTTACTTCAGACCCTAAAATATCTCCGTTATCCTCTAATTTTTGTAATTGAGGAAAAGTTACCGTTACCTTTACAGCATCAACATTTGTATTTGTAATCTGACGAGTAACAGGAGAAGAGTTTGTTACTGTAACTCCTACAGCAGTTGTAGACTGACTACTTTCAATACCTGGAATATGACTTTGGTTTGACGTTCCAAAACGGGGTGTAAATCCTACACTTTGAAAATTAAAATCTGCTGTCTGTGGATTTGTATTACTGGCAGTTGGATTAAGAATAGGAGTATCGTCTAAAAAAATATCTTTTAACGCAGCGTTGTTGTATGCTGTTGTTCCTTTTGTAAGTCCTGCTTTTGAAGGTGTTGCAAATCCTTCTATTTCACCTTCAGATAAAAGATCTTGGATACTGGCAAACTGTCTACTATTTAAAGTATCGGGTGCTCTAGTAGGTTGTTTTTGCCCTCTAGGTGGGCCACCAGAACCTCTAATAATTTTATCTGTCATGCTGATACCTGATTTGTGTCAATTCCAGCAGAGATGACCACTGAGCCAGTAACAATTTCTCCGTAGACTATTGGGTGGCTAGTACCTGCTCGTGATGTATTTTGAACACCAGAGAAGCTAAAAGATATGCGTGGATCTTCTTCGTTATTAAAATCTTGTGGCTTGGGTAAAGGAAATAATAATTCTGAAACACCTTGCAAGACTAGAGCACCACCAATACCAATAGCAGCTTTAAATCCAAATCCTGCACCAGCAAGTGAAGTTGCAAAACCCTTTCCAAAAATTAATGGTGATCCAGGAACTAAAAAAGCTCCAGCTATTAATGCTGCACCTAATAAAAACTTACCTGCACCACCAGCACCAGTAATAACAGGAACAATATTTATGTCCGATTGTCCTGTAGGATTTTGTATATCTTCTTCACCTATCTCATAATCATTAACTAAAACTTTATAATATCTTTCATTCATGTGTCCTTCTAATTTTGGAAAGTTACTGACAAGAAAACGTATTGCATCAGCAGTAGAATTTATTACAGCATCTAATTCCTTATAGCCTACAAAATCAGCTAGTTCTCCGTATAATTTAACTTTTCTGAGCATAGCGATACCTCTTACCAGTACATTTTAACAACCACTCAGAATATGGCTCTCTACAAGATAGTCTATCTGCTAAATGGTGTAAAACCATATCTCCTAAGAAAATAGCTACATGATTTAAAGTTGGGTGCATTATAGACATTAATAAAACATCTCCAGCTTCTAACTTTTCTTCTGCTCTAAGTTCTCTAAATCCAGTTCGCCAAGCATAATCTTCAAATAAAGGGTTCTCTAAAAATTCCTGTGGTGTCATATTTCTCGCATAATCTTTTAGTTTTATACCTTTTTCTTGTGCGTACCAATCAACAACTAAACTCCAACAATCAGTAACACCCCAAACCCAAGGTCTGCCTAATAATTCTGGAACGTAACCTTCGGGAATACATTCACCCCATTCACCTGTTTTGGGGTTAACAATATGCCAAGGTAATTTACTATGTTCACAGCTAATACGATCAGCTTGGCTTGGTGTTG